TGGGGTCACGGTCCGAGTGCCAGGCATCAGGCCCATGAACTCGGCGGTGGCCCGGATGAGTTCGCGGTAGTTGAGCCGCAGACCCAGCGTGTTGAGGCGCTGCCCCGGGTAGATCTGGTAGGGCTTGCTCGAGAAGTCGGTGTGCCGGCGCTGGATCGTGGCGGACCGCTTCGTGCTGCCCTTGGTGATCACCGAGCCCACGACGGTGACGGTTGCGCCGGCTGCTTCGTCGGTGATGGTGAGCCAGGCAACCACCACCTTGTTGGCGGTGGCAGACACGACCAGGGCGTTGCCGTTGTTGCCGCCGGTGCCCGCGCCCGCGATCTTGACCACTTGGCCAGCGATCACGTCACCGAAAAGACCGGTGCCGTTCAGGCTGTTGTCGGACGCGGCGAAGCTGATCGCGGTCGAGGAGATCGCGAGCGGGGTCGAGAAGCTGTTGCAGAGGGCGAGCCCGAGGAAGTCCTCGAACTGGGTCCCGAACTGCATGTCGAAGTTGATGGCGCCGCCGCCGTCGATCGAGATTCGCTTGCGGTCACCCGGCAAACGGTTGCTCTTCGCGGTCTCCGAGCGGACGGTGCCGGCGTTGCCGGCGAGCGATTCGTCGACGAGGTTGAGGATCTTGTAGGCGCTCCCCGGGGAAGTCCCGAAGGTGCTTTCGATGGCGTACGCGACCTGAATCGCGCTGTAGTCGCCTGCTCCAATAGCCATGGCTAGTGCTCCTTTCGCCGCGTGATTGCGGCCTCACGCAGTTGCTGGTTTTCTTCTTCGAGTTCGTCCACGCGGGCTTCGAGCAGGCGGACCCGTTCGCGCAGGGCGGTAGCCTCCGCGCGGGCGTCGGCGGCGTCGCGCTGTGCGGCCGCGAGAAGCTGGCGGATGTCTGCCGTGAGATCGGCGACCATCTGCCGCAGGTAGGCCTTGTCGGTCGCCTCGGCGTTGGCCTCGGCGGTGTCCGCAGCTGTCTGGCGGGCGGCATAGGCGGTATGCCAGACCTTGAGCCAGCCGCTTAGAGCTCCAAGCGCACCGAGGATGATCGCGCCCCACGTCGAGGTATCTAGCTGCTCGCTCAAGGCGCGCCCCCCATGGCAAAGCGCCGACCGACCAGCGCGGTGTATCGCCGCCCCCACGAGCGCGAGCCGTCAGGGAGCGTGAAGGCCAGCTCGGAGAACTCGACAGCCCACGTCCAGTGGCTGCGCAGGGCCTGCCACCGCAGCAAGGCGCCGTGGGTCTGGTAGGGCGTCGAGTCCTCGCCGAGGATGCGCAGTGTGAACGCCTGCCCTACGCCTTCGGCCGTCTCATCGCTGAACCCGGCGCCCACCGTCCAGCGCTCAGCGCCGCCCGCGTGGTCGTAGACGTACTCGACACCGGGGCCGATCCACCAGCCGTCGCCGAGGGTGAAGCGTTGCTCGATGATTGCGGAATAGGCCAGCTCGAAGCCGTCGCCGGTGGCTGGCTTGGTGGCAGTGGTGGCGGTCAGCTCGGTGCGCAGGGTGAGCCGTGAACCTGCGCGCTCATGCCATAGCGCGACGCCGTAGCTCGGGCCGTCGTAGCCGAGGGAGGTGGCCGATGAAGTGCGGCCGAGGATGGTCAACGTGTAGGGATTGCCAACAGGTTCGGCGTCGGCTGTGACTGTGGTCACACTGTGTACTCCGGAAATGCTCCCGGTGGTCAGTTGATCGCCAGTGAACAACTTGGCACTGCCGCGCCACTTGTCCGGAGTGAACGTGCCTGACCAGACGGGTACGGGCGGCTCGGCCTGCCCGCCCTGCGCCCACGAGGGGCACGGGCAGGCGGCGAAGATGGCGGCGAAGATGATGCCGACCAGGCACAGGCTGATAAGGCCGCTGAGCGGGTCGTGGCGGGGGGTGGTCATACGCAGCTACCGCCGCCAGTCACGACCGACCAGGTGTTAGTCGCCGAGCACCAGCAGAGCGCTCCGCTGGTGTCGGCGTAAAGGTCGCTGTAAGCGGTACATGCAGCTGGAGCCGTCGCAAGTGGAGTGAGCCGCAACACCACGCCGGTCGAAGTCGTGCCGCCATCAACCTGCACCACGCCAGCAGCGCCGCGACCAATACGGGCGTCAATGCTGCCAGCGCTTGCTTGAGCGTTGCTGGTCCAAGCGACCTCGATGTCGGACGCCAGTCGAATCTGTGTGTCGAAAAACACGCCGGGATCGATGATGATCTTCATGGTCCCAGCGTTGAAATGCTGCGAGCCAGTCATCCGCAGGTAGGCGTAGCTGCCGCTGCCGTTTTCGATGTCGACGCCACCAGCACCTGCGCGGGTTACGCTGGCGTCACCCCACGAGAGGTCGCCGTTTGCGTCGATGTATGACTCGACTACACCGTCGTCGTCGGGGTCGAAATTGACGCGTGTCGACGCAACTGTCAGTTCGCGCACGCCGTCCCCGTCCGCGTCGATTGCGGAACCGTCGATCGTGCCGGTGCTCGCCTTTTTGAACGACCCACCCGCGCCTACCACCAGAGCGTTGGTGTTCGTGCCTGCGCCGACATCGGCAAACCCAGGTGACGGCGCGCTCGTCAAATACGCGGTGCAGTTTTCCACGGCGCCGCTCGCGTCGACTCCCCGGGGCGCCTGCCCCGCGTCGCAGTTTGCCGGGTTGGCCGCGAGCGCTGCCGAGGTCGTGGCCGCGATCGTTCCGCTACCACTGGCCGCGAGGCTCGCGCCGCTGCCGACCGTCATCGCCGCTGCGGTGTTGGTGCCAGTTTCGAGGTCGTCGAATCCGACAGTGGGGGCGCTGGTGAGGTATGGCGTGCAGTCCTCGGCCGCGCCGCTTGCGTCCACGCCGCCCGCTGCCGAGCCTGCAGAACAGTTGGCGCCGTTAGCAGCCAGCGCGGTAGCCGTGCCCGCGTTGCCGCTGGTCGAGGACGTGAGCGGGGTGGGGATGTCAGCGGCCACGAGAGCGCGGAAGGTGGGGGCCGCCGCCGCGCCGGTAGTCGGCCCAGCCTGCACGGTGTTAGCGCTCTGCGTCGCTAACGTGACCGCCAGCGTGCCCGAGGTAGTGATCGGGGAACCCGACACCGAAAAGATATTGGGCATGGTCAAGGCGACGCTCTCGACCGTGGCAGACCCGCCGCCACCAGAGCCGCCCACGGCGACCCAGGCCGAGCCGTTGTCCCGGCAGAGTACCGAGGTCGACCCGCCGCCGACCGTGCAGTCGGTAGCGCTCGCCGCGTTGCTGACCGTGCAGAGGCGGCCGGGAGCCGAGGCGGCGACCGCAGGCAACTGCGCCACGGTGCCGAAGCAGTGGCGTAGGAAGGGCTGGGCCGAAGCAAGGCCAGGAGCCAGCAGGAGCGCCACAGAGACGACGGCAAGACGACGGGTCAGACTACGCATAGACAGCTCCAATCCGCACGTGGTAGCGGGTAGGGGAGAGCACCTCGAGCACCAGTTGCTTGAGCCCGCTTGGTTCGCTCGACACCAGCGTTCCGCTCGCGTTGATCCACCGCGGGCCCACAGCGCCAAGCCCGTGCCCCGCAAGCACCGTGATCGCCTGCCCATCGAGAGCCAGCGTCAGCCGGTTGCTGTTGTCGGGATCGATGCGAGTGACGACGCCGACGGCGCCGGTCGAGGACGCCGTCAGCGTTACCGGCACCGGGAGGCCGCTCGACCACGCAAAGGCAGCCGGGGCCGCGACGATGCCGTGCCCCGGGAAAAGATCGGTGAGCAGTCGCACGGCCACCTCCGGCACGGTTACCTGGTCGTGGATCAGGAAGCGCGTCGAGACGTTGGCCCGCAGCCATGGGCCCTGCTGTCCCAAGATCGTCGGTCGCTGCGTCTCGTAGAGCTTCACGCCAGCGATCTCGGCCGCGATCCAGACAGCCTCAATCTCGTCCGCGATCTCGTGCGCGAGTGAAGTGCCCGAACCGGCCGGCAAGTACAGCTGGTGATCCAGCAGCCCCGGGGTCTGGTGCCAGCGCGATTTCTTGCCGAGGTTCGTCTGTTGGCGTTCGCCAGGCAGGATCGACAACACAAGTGACGCAGCGCCGGGATCAGGCGGCGCACTCGCGTTCTCGGGGTGCACGGCTGCAAGCGCACCCGACCACTCAGCCGAGAAGTGGGCACGGATCGCGGCGACGGTCGATGCCCAACTCACGCCGGAGCTCCAGCCGGGCCCGCAGCGTCAGCGCCGATCTGTGACACGACCTGCTTGAGTTCCTCGAACGTCACGCGGACCATGCCCTGCGGCGCCTGCGTCGAATAGCCGCCGACGGTCTTGCCGCTCCCGCTCGTTGGCGGGTCAGGGTAGCCGCCGTACTCGAGCGTGAGGATGTAGGGCAGTCGAGACGAGATCCACACGATCTGGCCAGGCTGCAGGCCTGCGAGATCGGGAGACTTGGAGCCCTCGCCGCTCGGCTTCGAACCGACCGAGACACGCCAGCTCGCACGGGCCGGGCCGTTGTCGATCGGAGTCATCGGCACGATCCCGATCAGGCGCGCAGACCCACCGCCAGGCATCGTGATGGCCGCACCCCAGGCCATCAACACCAGGATGCGCTGCAAGCGCGTGATCGCCTCCATCGGCAGCTTCTCCGCCGCCGCCTTGAGGTCCGCTCGCCACCGCACGAGGCTCTTGGGCTTCATCGCCGGCAGTGCAGTTGGTAGATGAAGGACACGCCCGATTCCTGGACCACGTCGCCAGCGTCGATCACGACGAGGCGCTCGACGCCAGCGGCCCCGGGAACTGGCCACGCGGAGAGGTCCGTGCCGCCGATGTAGACCGACCATCCCGACGGGGTCGGCCGCGAGGTCAGCGAGGTGGCGGGCACGGTGACCTTCACGTCGCCGGACTGGATGACGCCCGGGCTGCCACCTTGCAGCAGCTGGTCTTTCCCAGCTCCCAGGGCCAATCCTTCGACGACGCCATAGACCGAGTAGTCGACGACTGCGGAACCCGACAGCGCCCCGGTCTCGGGATCGACAACGCGCGGGTCGTGGCGCAACAGCACTTTCGACCCCTTGGCCGCGATCGTCGCCGCCGCACGCGTCGCCTTCGCCCGAGCGCTCGCCACACTCATCGCGGCACCAGTCGAGCGCCCATGCGCACCGGCTCGGTCAGGCCCGCGAGGTACTTGCGAGCCAGCAGGTAGACCCGCTCCTGCGTGGCACCGGTGGGAGCCCAATACTCCGTCTCGATGGGCCCGACTTTCTCGCGCTTGATCTGTTGGCCTGCAGCCGTGGCCTCAGCCTCGACGCCACTGGTGCGGATTTCGAGAGCCACGAGAATCACGAACCGCTTGAGCCCGGTCGGCGTGCCAGCGATCAGGACGCCGTCGCGGTCGTAGGCCGACAGACGCGGCCAACGCAGGCGACCCTCGACCAGGGTCGACATGCAACCGATCCAGTCGAAGTGGTTGTCTGCCCACTGCGTCGCTTCCCGCAGCGCAGCCTTGCGCTTCTCGGTGTCGGCGTCGTCAGCCGTCCACGTCGCAAGCCGGCCGCCCCCGATCTCCTCGAGGTACGTCGCCGCGTCAGTGACGGACGAATACGAGTCCGCTCCCGTCACCACTGACGAGCCGGACTGCACGATGAGATCGGAGGTGGCCATTGGTACGAAGCTCAGCCCTCGGCGGGCTCGCTCGAGTCGTTGTTGGTTTCGGGTTGCGCTGCCAGCGCCACAGCAGCCCGTTCCGCGGCCTCCTGGACGGAGACCTCGGGCGCACCATCGCCAGCAGTCGGGCCGGTCTCATCCTCGCGCCCGAGAGGCGCAGCGACGCGGGCGTGGCGCCTGGGATCAAAGTCCCGGGCGTCGATCTGATGCACACCGCGCTCAGGATGGCGAGCGCACGTGACCCAGGGCCCGGGCTGGACGGCGGGAGCTTGGGGCTCCGGCGCGCTGGCCTGAGCCTCGGCGTTCGCCTTCGGTTTTGCCTTCTTGGCCATCAGGAGTTGCCTCCCTCAGGCTTGGTTTCGGTCTCGGCCTCAGGCTTCGCCTTCGGTTTCGGGCCCGGCTTCTTGCGCGGCGGCGGGGCCTCCTTGGCGCCGCTGGTGTCGGGATTGGTGCCCTTGCCGCTCTCACCGCCGGCTTCCTCGCCGGCGCCTTCGCCGGTCTGGCCGCCACTCTGGGTGTCAGTCTCGTCGTCGGGCGGTGGGGGCGGCTCCGTGGTCGCTGCCGGTTCAGGAGCAGCCGGCGGCGTCAGGCTCCCTGCGCCACTCGCCACGATTTCTCTGGCGTCGACCGGGTAGACGGCGCTCGCCTGTCCGGTCTCGACGTCGTAAACCGTCACCCGCCCGGTCTTCTGGTCGATGGCACCCGCGACCGCCTTGGCGGTGGATTCAGGTGCCGTTTGGGCCAACTTGTCCATGTGTACCTCAGCCGGGTCCCTCCATCGGAAGGACCCGGCGGCCGGCCTCAGCGCTTGGCGATATAGGCGGTGTAGTTGATGGAGGGCGTCGTGCCGGCGAGGGTGGCGTAGATGCGGCAGTACCGATACACGGTGCCCGCAACGAGGTTGGTGAACGGAATCACCTTGCGCCCGATGCTCGTGACGACGTACTTGACGCCGTCCACGTCGGGCGAGAACCCGGAGACCGCGGAGAACTCGAGCTTGAGTTCGTAGGTCTCGTTCCCGTCGCCGGTGTCGAGGGCGCTCACGTCCACGACGAGGTCGGCGACGAGTTCGCCCGAGCCGATGTCGAGGACCTTGGCCGCCGAGCTGACAGTGCCGGCGGCGCTGGAGGTGACCGCGCCCGCGTCCTTCAGGAGTAGGGCGTGGTCGTAGGTCTTGCGTGCGATGGTCATGGTTACCTTCTTTCCGTCGGGAGGTCAGAGATCAGCGGCGGATCAGGCGACCACCGCGGCGTTCTTGATGCCTTGGAGACGAGCAGCGGCCTTGCCCTTGTAGACCGCGATACCGCAGTACCACTCGACTCGGGTGCGGTAGGCCGGCTTTCCCTCGAGCTCGCCCAGATCGCGGGCGTCGGCGTCACCGTTCTGGATGCCGACGAGGGACCCCTCGCCGTAGGAGACGCAGTAGATCGAGGTCGACGCAGCCGAACCGCCGCCTGGGTTCGCCTCGCTGAACGGCAGGATCGCGTTGCCCTCGTTGTCGTCTTCGAGGATCAGAATGGGCAGCTCGTTGTAGAACGCGACCTTGCGGCCGAACTCGTCGCGCTCCCAGGTGATGAAGCCGCCAACGCTGGTGTTGCGCGCGGCAGCGGTGAGGCGCCGGCGCATCGCCTTGTTCATGATCAGGTGGCTCGGATCGTCCACCTGGTCGATCAGCTCGTCGAGCTTCTGGAGCGAGAGCGCGTCACCACCACTGGTGGCGCCGGCGTCGATTTTCTGCGCGCCGACGATGCGGGTCTGCAGGCCGTCGAACTCCCGCGGCTCGGTGGTCGAGTCGCCCTTGATGAAGGCGCGGGTCCATCGCAGCGCGAGGGCTTTCATCTTCATCGCCTCGTGGACCGAACGCTGGTCCGACCCCATCGTGTCGACGATGAACTTGTCGACGTCGAGTTCACCGCCGGCGATCACGAGGGGCTCGGTCTGGGGGTTGAGGATGCCCGTCGACTCGCTGAACCCTTCGTTCACACCACGGAAGCCGACGCCGGGCAGCGTCTCCTCGCGGTTGTACTTGAGGGCGTTGCCCTGGATGTCGGTGAACGGGAGAGTGCGCAGTACGTCGCTCGACTGCGCGTACAGCTCGATGATTGCGGAACGGACCACGTCGCCGCTGTTGCGCTTGGCGGCTTCGACAAGGGTAAGAGCCATGGGAGGGACCTCCGGTCAAGGTCCCACGTGCAGGGGAGGCCTACTTCGACGCTTCTCGCCGAGCTTGCTTGAGCCGCTCCACGGGGGACAGTTTCGTGGCGTCCTGTCCGCCGGCTTGCGCAGGTCGCAACGGCCGGCCGCCCACGTTGGCGCCCCCGGTGTTGACCTCTGCAAGTCGGAATTCCTTCGCCTCGTCCCCGGAAAGCCACGTGTCCATGGCGACTGCGAGTTCGATCTGCGTCCCTTCGAGGGTGCCCATGATCTTGCGGTTTTCCCCGTCGACAACAACTTTCGGCTTCATCGTGGAGCGCAGGTACGCATCGATCGCCTTGGTCTGTTTGGGGTTGACCTTGCCAGTGAGCTTCTCGTTGATGATCTGACCCACGAGGAGGTTCTCGAGGTATGCGTCGCTGTCTGCGATCCGCTTCTCGAAGTCCGCGCGTTCCTTGTTCCACTTGGCCTCTCGCAGCTGGAGCAGCTTCTCGTACTCGCCCTTGGCTTCGGCTTTCTGCTGCTCGAGCTTGTCCTCGAGTTCGATCAGCTGCTTGTAGCGCTCGGGGTCGACGTCCTTGGCTGCCTCGAGCTTGTTGCGGATGTCCTTCAGCTCGAGAACGAGCTGTTGGCGCTCTTTCCGCTCTTTTTCGAGGGTCTCGACAGCCTTGTCGCTGTCTTCGGCCTGCAGCACCCACTTGCCGTTCTTCTCGGCGTAGAAGTCGAGCAGCTCGGCCGGGACCGCGTCCTTGGAATCGTAGGAATGACGGATTTTCTTCACGTGAGTCTCCCCTCCTGAGGGCATCCCGCCACCAGGTGGACACAGTTGGAACCCGCCGGCATCCCGCCGACGCCGAGGGCATCCCGCCCTCTCTGGACTGGGTAGCTGCTACCGAGGTTGCGTGCTACGAACGCCATGCGGCGGACCGTAGCGGGCGGAGGTCAGGGAGGGGAAGAGATCCCGAACGCGCCAGGGCCTGGTCTGGGAGGGGAAGTGCCGCACGATGCGACCACCTTCTCTTGGGTTCGCGAGGTCGAGACGCGGAATCAAAGGACCGACTCGCGCGTACTCACCCGGTGGTAGAACTACTTGGCCAGATCGCCGACTATCTTGAAGGCCTCGCAAGAGCCTGGTGGGTGTACCTCGGTATGTTGCTTGGGGTGCTCGACCTTGTCGCCAAGTTCTTTCATGAGCCATGGAAAACGCGGTTTTCGATCGATGGTCGCAAGTTCCTGACCTTCGCTGCTGTCGTTCTCGTCGTGTCCCCTTTCTTTCAGTGGCGAGACCTGCGCCGAGACTTTGAGCAGCGGCAGACCAGCTGGCAAAATCGACCACAACGCTCGCCGATTGCGAGACGTCTGTCGAGAGCAGGGATTCTTCAATCCGGGAACTTGAGTCGAGGATTTCGACGCGCGATCAAGCTGTGGAGAGTCGAGACGGGAGGATGCTCAACCTCCTGAGCGAAGGCGACGAACGGCAGCGGGCCCTGAGCAACTGCCTGCTTGAGCTGAGCAAGGCCCAGCGGCGAGATCGGAAGATCTTCCTTCGGGAAATTCCGCAACCGGAAGCTCGCCCAGCTCTGACGGCATCCGTTTTTGTGGCGACCACGTCGGAGACCATCACCCCGGCCTCGGGAATCCTTATTTGTGACGACAAGTTAGCTGCTGGCTTTGCCACCATCGCGGGTGGTGGTGGCGCCCTAATGGGTGGGAGCAGTCTCGTGGCCCCTAACGCCCTCGGATTCGCGCTGGCGGCGCCAGCCTGGTCGCCGGGAACGCCCCTTCTGCTCTACGTCTATCGGGATCAGCCTCAGCCTGAGGATGGAGCCGAGCCGCGACCGCTCCGCTGTGAGATGAGACTCGAGTAGCCCCCAACGGGGCCGGCCGTCCATCCCCAGGAACTCCGGACGGCGGCTTCGGCGGCCCTTCGCTTCTGCCTACGGCGAGAAGTGACCATCCCGTTGTCACCCGGTTTCGAAGTGGAGGTCCGCTGGCGTCTTCGCCTTCACGACCCGATCCAGCATCTCTAGACACGCCTTCCGACCACCGATGCTGATCTCCCAGGCATCGCGAACCGCCTCGAGTTCGCGCTGAATCTGACGCTGCGATTTCGGCCGGCGCGCGATCAGGGGCAAGAGCACACGGTCGAGGGCGGCGGAGTTCTTCAGGGACTCCGTGGCGATGTGGAGGTAGGCCGCAGCCTTCCAGTCTTGGGCGGGCTGCGCGGGTGCGCTTGTTACCGGTGCGGTCGCGACCGGCGGCCCGTCGGCGTCCAGCTTGTCGAGGACCGCGCTGAAGTTGGGCGGGTCTTGCGGTCGGTGCTGTCCGCCAGGAGCGTGCTCGTAGCCGTATCCGTACCGCACGTGGATCGGCGGGCGATCATCGGCCCAGGTGCCCGGGCCAGCCGGCCCTTGGTCGGGCGAGCACGCGACGGTCTCGGCGTCGATCTCGACGATGCCAGGAGGAGGCGATGGTGGGGCGAACGGCGGCCCCAGCTTGGCCAGGGAACCGGGCGCCAAGCGCTCGAGGTTGGCCTGGATGTTAGCGAACGCGGCCAGCGCTTTCGCGCGATCTGCCGGCGAGAGCGCGTCGAGCTTGGCGCGTTGCTCGGGCGAGAGGCGGGCGAGGATGTCTGCTTCCGTCGGCGGCTTGGGGCGGCTGGTCTCCATCAGTTCCGTGAACCTCCACGTGATGCAGAGCCAGCCGCCAGCTTGTCGCGGAAGCTCTCGAGCGCGGCGGCGCAGGCCTGGACCAGTTTTTGGTGGAGACCGGACTTGTCGTCGAGTGCCCCAAGTATGTGGCGGCTCATTTGGGAGGCTGGGACCGGCGGGCTCTTGCGCAACCCACGTGCGGTTGCGTGCAGATGCAGCTCGACTTCGAGCGCCAGCTGAAGAAGTGGGCCGTGAGACGTGGCGACCTCGGGCCCCCAGATTGCCTCGGCTTCGTCAAGTAGCTGGGTCAGCCTGGCTCGGGCCTGGAGAACCGGTTGCCACCGTTTCATTCTGATTGCGAGGGCATCCTTCTCAAGGTCATCGCTCCAGGCATCAGCTTCTGGCAGTTCCCAGTCCATGAAGAAGGCCTGGCGGAAGTCGACCAGCCTGTTCTTGAGCGCGACCGTCGCCGTAGCGAGGTCTCGCGCCAATTGGTGATCGGTCTCGCCCTGAAGCTGATCGCGCCAGGCTCCCAGAGCGAGCCACGCCGCGAAAGCCATCCAAAGAGTGGCGCCACCGGCGATCATCGCCGCCAACGCGCTCCAATCCACCTCGCACATGGAGATCACGTTGCCGCCTCGAATGCAGCCATCAGTACACCACCCCGTCTTCCGACTCGACCCCGCTGACATCCTCCAAGACGACCCGCGCCCCAAGCAACGCGGCGATGCGCCGACCCTCGGCGATGCCGGCCGGATCTCCCGGCGCCGGCGGCCCGGTCTCGCTCAAAAGCCGCGCATGCTCGGCCAGGACCGAGTCACCGACCCACTCGCCGGCGTTGGTGTAGGTGGCCTCTTCGTCGAGCCGTTGAATCGTGACCATCACTTCACCCCCAGAACGATCCTGATCATGAAGTCGAACATCTCGGGGTCGAGACGCCTGAACTTCCAAGGGTCTTCGTAAAGGTACTGCAGACCCATAGAGAGTACCTCGGTAGCTGTACGCACGCCATTGCGGGAGTAGTCCTTGCCCACGTAGGCATTAATGAACTTGTCTGGCCGCGCGTACTCCCGCCCGTAGCCAAGCCAGACCAGGGCTTCGCCCTTGGTCCTCGAGTCGAGCCAATCGACCAGTGCCTTGTGCAGGTCGGGGTCGAGGTCTTCGAACCAGTGGCCGATCTCGTGGACGACCGTCTTGGTGAGCACATCGGCCGGCAGGTGAACGCCGTTGGGTTGCGACGTGGCAGCCTTCGGCATGTAGTACGCCCGGCGGCTGCGCAGAGCGTGCACCTGAACGGCCTCCGGTGGGGTCGAACGCCGCCAAACCTTCGAGAGCCAGTCTTGGGCTCGCTCGACCGCGGTTGACCGGTTCCGAGCGCTCTTGGTCGCGTAGGTCACCTCGAGCTTCGTCGGTGTTCCGCCTCGCAGCATGATCCCTGCGAAGTCGGTCCGTGCCGTCTCGGCCATGGCCCCAAGGGCCTTGGAGGCTCGGTATGCGGCTGTCAGCAGCTTCTTCGACTCGTCGCGGGCCTCGTCGGAGTAGTCGTTCTTCAGCTCCTCGAGGCGCAGCCTGATCTCGTCCACTTCGCGCTCAAGCACGGTTCGCCGCTCCTCGTAGGCAGCGGACGCTTTGGCGATTTCGGCCTCGACTTCGTCGACCACTCGCCGCGCATCTGGAACGACCAGAGTCAGCGCAACCGGTCGGGCCGCCTTGCTCAAGGTCGCGCCACCGAGGCGAAGGACCTCCTCGAGCGTCAAGTTCGGATCGTTGTGGAAGGCGCGGCCGCGAGAAACGCCGAGCGCCGCCTCCTTGATCGGTAGCGGCTGTCGCTTGAGCCAGGGCCCGTAGGTCTCGGAGCCTGGAGCCTCGCCGTCCATCGCAGCGCGAACGCCCGGGCCGATGCTGGAGCCGTCGAGTCCTAGGTCCTCCCAGGACCCGAGGACCGGGACCGAGACGGATCGGCACTGCCAGTGGAGGCGACCGGGTCCGCCGTTCCAGGGCAGATCGTGTCCGATCGGCTTCTTGGTCTTGAGGTCGTAGACCTTGCCGTCGCGCAGCTTGCAGGCGCCCGTCGTGCGGCTGTCGAGGGTCGACACCCACATCACGGCCTTCACGATGTCGTCGTTCGCGAGGTACATCGCCTCGCGGGCCCCTTCGGCGACGTGCGCGACCGCGGTGCGGACCAGGGCGGTCGCCTCTCGCTTGCCCAACTCGAAACTGTCCTGGAGGCGGCGGGCCAGCTCTTGCGTCGTCTGGCCCTGCGCAAGCCCGATCCCGACCGTGCGCTCGACGGCATCGCGGAGGCCCGCCCACCGGTTGTCTCGGGTGCGCTCGACCCACTCGGAGAGCAAGCGCC